ATCCAAAGATATTATGATACCTGGCAATACGCACAGGAATACCGTGATTACGATTGTAAGCAAGGTAGAGACGTTCCGAAAAGAGTTTCTCCCATCCATATTCAGAGTCTGGGTTGGCGGGGTATGCTGATTCTTCACGGCAGTCAGGGTTGTCAGGATCTAATTGGTTGTGCTCTGGATACATACATGCCGATCCAGAGTAGAATATCTTAGTATAATTTCTATCGTGTTCTCTATTTAATAATCTTTGTTGCTCTAATACATTAAGGTTAATTAGACAAGAATTCTGCATAATCTCTGCATCATTCTCACCAGTGAATACAAATCCTGCTCCACCCATATCAGCAGCAAACTGATAGACTTCATCAAAGGTATGAACATACTTATAAGGTATCTCCTCATAAAACTTTCCACCAGTACCCTTATACTCTAAGCACTTGCGAACAAAATATGGATCTCTTAAATCTCCTTGGACAAATTCATGTGCTTCTGTCTCAGAAAACTCAGGGTATTTTAAATCTACACCTCTCACCCAGTACCCTTCAGATACCAAGCGTTTTACCATATGACTTCCAATGAAACCACCAGCACCGAGTACCAGTGCTTTTCTTTTATATTGCATGATTAATCAATCCTATAATAATAGTATATAGAAAACAGAATTATCTGTCAACTAAGTTTTCAGAACCACCTTCGAAATCATGGATACTTTCAGACCCACCTACAGAAAAAGGATTGTACTTTGATGTAGCAATCTCATACATCTTATGATGTATAGTTTCTTCTTGAGGTTCCATAGAACACGGTGCAGTATCAAACCAATCCGCAACATCTTCTTCAGGTCTTGGATTTTCTTCTAGTTCAATCATTTTTTCTGGAGGTGCGTATCTATTAGTTGATAATGGTGTATCAGTAGCAATAGGCATCCTATCTAAAGGGTTATCAAACCATTCATTAGGATCAACACCTAAATCATTTATCATATTTACAGATTAGCAAATTTAGCAGGAAATACATTTTTTAATGCTGCTACTACTGCACTAACATCTCCTCCTCCAGTAGACTCACACTTCTCATGTGCCTGTGCTTCTAGAGCATCCAACCTTGCGTTTATTTTTTTAAGTGCAGCAGCTACCTCAACGTCATACTTAGACATCGATGCTCCACTTGCAGACTTACTTGCTGTACCTTTAAATGCCATAATTTTAATAGAATTCCTAATATTATTTAGTTCCTTTAAAAGGAGTGATGATGAGTATCTATATCACCATGTTCAATATTATCAATCTTTTCAATGTGACCATGATCAATATCAATGTGCCACTTCTTTTCTAAAGCATCAGCAATTCTTTCAAGTGCTGATGCTATACGAGTAAACTCTTCACTCATCATCATCCTCCTTGACATAACAAGGTACACCAGATGGATCTAACCATTTTGTGTATTCAAAATCTTCAATGGCTTGCAGCATCTGCATACCATTATCACAAAGATACATATCCTTCCATCTAGGAGAATACTCACCCATCTTTTGAATACGAAAATCAGGTTTACCATTTTCCAATGTACCTGCTTCAACATAACGGTAAGGATACCGTTCCATAATTACATTCATGATTATAAACCTAAGTCCTCCGCAATGCACTCCATGATACTGTTGTAATCCACATCTGGATCTTCTTCTGTAAGTTGCAAACCCTCTCCTACATAATACCTCTTAACCTTTTTAAATAATTTGGGGTTTTTAACGTCTAAATAAATCTCCTTGTTTGCAGCAGCCCGAAGGGTGCTTATGTCTTTCTTGAACTTTGTGGTAAGCGTCATTGCTTGTTAACGGTTGACACTACTAATTATATAAGATGTCCAATTACCTGTCAAGAAATCTATTAAACTCTAACAATAATATCTCCATCATCATCTTCATCCTCTTCATCATCTTCCATTGCCAATTCTATTTTTAATTCTTCTATACGTTTTTGTAGTGCTTGATATTCCTCTAAACTACAACTAGTCTTCTGGTCAAAAGTAACACCCATTAACTCTTCACCTGGTTGTACATCCTTCATCTCTGGATGCATTGGTCTTGTAACTTTAGTAGTCCAGATACCATTAGGTCTAGCAGTATCTTCTCTCATCATACTCCATCCCCTCACTATAGAACGTATAGCAAAAGCAAAAAGAAGAACCCACGTTAAGGAAAATACTATATCAGTTACTGGATTCATTTATTTTTACCCTCAAAAGAATCTACTAAAAGATAAAACCACACAGCAGTTAATATCATAATAATCAAAACTCTAAATGAACTCCATGATAGATCAATCATCGTTTTACATCGTGAGCACAACCATCACCAGTGTAGTCATCACTATCATAATATCCACCTTTCGTTCCAAAGAAAAGTGATAGTGCAACAAAAGGTAGTGCTGCTGCTATTAGGAAAGTTTCTAAAATCATATCTTTGGTATGTATCCTTTTGCTTGATTGATTAAAGGTATAACTTCTGTTTCTACTTTTTCTGCTACCTTATCAATTATACTTATATCTATATCCATAAAGGGTGGTATAATACCAAGCAACCTTAATGTTCCATCGAGAAATAAAGCAAGACAAGTAAAACCAAGTACCATACTAATAATAGTTGCCTTAAAATTATGCTCTGCCATTGATGCTTCATCTATTCTTCTTGCTTCTTCAAGAGCAGCAGCAATCATTTCATCTACTTCTTTCTTAGTATAGAATCCACCTATACCAGGTATGTCATGTATGTTTGGAGTCATCGAACCTCGAAGTCTAATTTCCGCACTTTTCTCTTCCGTCTTTTCTCTTGATAGGCAAGATCTTCAGCCGTAAGTGCGTTTTTTTCTTCTACCTTGTTAGATCTTACCATTATAGTTCTAGTTAGGTCAACAGCCGTTACAGTATCACCCTTAACCGTTACCATGTTAGGGCATCCACACGATTTACCGTCAACAACCTCCTTGTTGCAGTCTCTACACCTTACTACTATCATTTTTCTATTATGTGTTTTATTTATTAAATGCCATCAGCAAGACTCGAACTTGCGACCTACACGTTACTAATGTGTTGCTGCTACCAACTGAGCTATGATGGCTTGTTAAGATACCATTTTATAGTATCTTGAAGTGCATTATCAAATTTTGCTTTGGGAACCCATCCCGTTTTCTTTCTTAACTTAGAATAATCTGTTGCATATCTTTGATCCAAACCTGGACGTTCATTAGATGTTCCTATTAAACTATATGGTTTACCAAGAATATCTAGAATCTTTTTAGTTACTTCTATGTTAGGAAGTTCATGTCCAGCAGATATATTATACTTATCATTTAGGATGTTTTGCTCATCAAGTGTCCATATAGCACGACAATGATCTTCTACATAAATCCAATCTCTAATTTGATGTCCTCCTCCATGCATCTTAGTCACTTTATTGTTTAATGCATTATGAATAACTTTGGGGATTAACTTTTCAGGATGCTGACGTGGACCATAATTATTTGCAGCACTAGTTATAAGATAAGGAAGACCATATGTATTGTTCCATGTCCTTACCATATGTTCTGCACCTGCCTTAGATGCAGAGTATGGGTTACGTGGATCATATGGAGTCTCCTCAGTAAATAACTTAGTATCATCATACTCTAAAGAACCATAGACCTCATCAGTAGATACGTGATGAAACTTATGAACATCATTATCAACACTTGCTCTTAGGAGATTACAAGTTCCAATAATATTAGTCCTGATAAAAGGATCTACATTCTTAATTGAGTTATCTACATGACTCTCTGCAGCAAAATTAAAAACCTTTCTAGGTTTATACTTTGCAAAGACCTCATCTACATGTTCCTTATCACCAATATCACAATTTACTAAAGTGTACTGACTAGGAACATATTCTTTATTGGCGGCATAGGTAAGACTATCAACTACAACAACTTCTTCATCAGTTACAGTAAGTAAATAATGAAGAAAATTGCTGCCTATAAATCCAGCACCGCCTGTAACTAATAACATTATACCTTAAGTGCTTCCATCGTCTGTTTGTAATCTTGATCAAATAATGCTAGTCCTTTATCAGTAAGAACATGGTTATACATCTTCTCAAATACTGATGGAGGAATTGTAACTATTTGAGCACCTTTAGCAAAGGATTCAGATACTGCCTTTACACCACGAATAGATGCAGAAAGAATACCAGTCTTAATCCAATGTGCTTGATAAATTTCAGATATATCTTTAATCAATTCTAATCCATTCACAGAATTATCATCAAGTCTTCCTACGAATGGGGATACATATGCTGCACCTGCTTTAGCAGCAAGGATTGCTTGTGCTGCATCAAAGATCAAAGTAACATTAACTCTAATATTATCTCTTGATAAATGAGCACAAGTGAGAAGACCATCTGGAGTACAAGGAACTTTAACAGTACACACTTCCTCAAACTTTTCAGAAAGTCTCTTACCTTCTGCTGTCATTGTGGCACTATCACCAACAACTTCCATACTGATATCTCTAACACCTATATCATCAGCAAGTTCTGTATAAACTTCTTCAGGATCTCTACCACTCTTTCTAATCAACGTTGGATTGGTAGTAACACCATCTATTAACCCAGTGGCAAAATGCTTTCTTATAAGAGAAGTATCATTTCTTCC